GACTGATCGGGCAGGCCGTCAAGCGCCGTCAATGTTGTATCACCAACATCGCTAACAGTAATTGTGCCGTAGCCTGTAATGGCCTGCTCTAATAAAGTACCTAAATTAGTATTGGTAATATCTCCCCAAGAACCGGGGTTGTCTCCGGTACCCTGCAAGGTTAACCGTAGCGTTGGAGAGTACGTCGATGCCATTTATGTTCCTAACAAAGCAAAGTATTCACAGGATTCCACGTCCTCACGCACTGATGGTCGGTGACCGTTCCGGTTCCAATAACGCCAGTTAGGGTAATAGTTGCGCCCTGACCAGACGTAACGCTGTTAATAATACCTGTACCAACAACACCTGTAACCGTAAATGATCTACCAGCAGTAGCAGTTACAGTTCCAACAGAGCCAGTAGCAACCAACCCCGTAAAAAAGGAGTAAGAAATAGGGATCGACGAAATCGGCGATGCCGAGATCGGGTTAAAGCCAAGTGCCATATCCCTATTCCTTTACGCAGCTTAGTATGCAATACCAGCGGCAGTAGAACCAGATTCAGTCCACTCAATGTTAACTGCAACAGTCATTACACCAGTAGCACCCATCGCAACAGCGTTGGTAATAACAATACCTTCGTTGTTTGCCAAGATAAGTGGGTACTCATTACCACCGTTCTGGTACAACTCTACTTGCTGCAATGGAACTACGCCTGTTGTTAACAACACAGAACCCGCCCAGCCGTTAGTCACGGCAAATGCGTTAGTGTCTAATGTTCTAGTACCAGCGGTCAAAGCGGCAGTAGAAGCAATACGCATATCACCCGACAAGCTGATCTGCGAAGTAGGCATTACGGTACGGTTCTTGTTGTTGTTACCAGACAAGGTAACAGATGAACCGCCACTGTCTGAGGCAGTAAACGAACGTGCAACAAAAGCGTTAAAGCCAATTTGCTGCGCCGTTGTAAAAGCAGTAGTCATAACGTAGTTGATTGTAATCTTCTGGATGATTGCAATCTGCGGTTGAGTACCAACGGTACCGGCCACAAAGCGCATTGAGAAGATAGGGCCGCCAGCGGCTATACCAGTTAGTCCACCGGTTAAAAGACCAACTTGGTATGTACCTAATTGCTCGATTGGACGAGGTGACATGCGAGCTGCTGTCAGTGTTGGGTCTACCGTCATCAAAGATGTGCCGGACAGACCAGATTGAATAATTGCCATGATGAAACTCCTAGTTAAGTTTTAAAGCGATTTGACGAATACCGGCAATTGGGCCGGTTGAGGTTATGTACAAATTCACGTTTGGTGAGGTTGTTCCTGTTGCGCCAGCTATGGGCTGTGCCGCAACCGTTAAATTGTCCATTTCATACTCATCACCAAACGAGTTTACACCAGTACTTACCCCTTGGCTATACAAAATAATAGGTTGGGTAGCGGCGTTTGGAAGCGCTGTTAAATACGTTATTGCATTAAACAAAGCGCTTGATAAAGTAGTGGTTGCAGTCTGGCTGAACTCGCCATAGAGATTGCCGCCAACATAAATACCGGCAGTTGATTGTGGGCCAGACGCCAAGCTTTCAATATAAATTGATGACTGCGTAGAGGCGCGAATTGTGTACGTGCCGTTGTAGTTAAACGCAATAGTTCCAGCCACAATCTGTACGCCGGGGTTTGCCCCCGTAGCGTAAGTAACCGATGTTGTGGTTGAAGCTGTCACAATGTACGTACCGTTATAAGCGGCAGGATTTACACCTGCGACAGTCACTACTGAACCCACAGGAGGTGCAATATTTTGTGCCGCAAAAGTAACTGTTGCTGTCGAAGCCGTACTAGAAGCTGCTGTAGTTGCAATTGTTGCATTAACTGCTGCAATACCAACAAGATCCGCTTTAGTTCCAACTTGAATTGGGAAAGAAGACGCTTGTGTAGCAAAACTAATAATTGCCAACTGAGGTGTTACGGTGCCCGCTACTGACTGCGCTGCGGTTGTACTATTGGCATAAGACACAGTTGTAGTTGTTGAAGCTGTAACCACAAAAGTACCGTTATAACCTGCTGGCGTAACACCCGCCACCACAATAGTTGTACCTACTGGAATAGCAATTGTCTGAGCCGCAAACGTTAACGTCGCTACAGACCCTGTGCCAGTGGCCGCAGTTGTAGTTACCGCGCCGTATGTTTGCGTGGCAGTTGTTGCAATGTTGTACTCATTACCCGTATTGCCAAAATTCACAGTGACAATCTGAGGGGCCAAAGAGCTTGTACTTGCTACTGTTGGTTGGCCAGAGATAGTGCCTGAAAATGTTGGGCTAGGAATAGTACCAGCAGCGTCTTTGTACACCATAGGTGTAGCCGCAGCGTCAATCCAAATGTTGTATGTACCTGCCCCCAAAGTCAAAGGCGATGTTGTGCCGCTTGAGGTTGCGTAAACAGTCGTACGAGATAACGTATTACTCGATGTGTTGTAAGTTCCTAGGCCAATTTCCCAGACAGAAGAACCTACGATTGCGTAGTATGTTGTGTCTTGATCGCTCAGTACACTGGAGAACGCACGGAAATTAGAAACAGCGCCGTCAAGGGTTACCGCCCCCGTGCCAGTGGTTGTTGTGGTTTCTTGAACCCGATCAGCAAGTATTAATGCCATGAGGTTTCTCCCTTATGCAATCTGAAGGATCGCTGTACCCGCCGCTGCCGTTGGGAAAATGATGTTGAAATCACCACCAGTAACAGTAATTGTTGAGCCAAAAGAAAGAACCGCAACTGCTCTACCGCCTTGTGTAGAATTATAAATCAACGCACCTGCTGTACTGAATGTGGCGCTTGACCAAGTGACGGGAGACGCAAAAGATAGATATGCTGTTGTACCGGAAGATGTTGGAGCAACAGAAACGGTCAGTGTTATACCGCCTGTTGTATACCCGCTTCCGTTTGGAACTTCGTTAGACGTTGCACTGTACAAGGACGTTGTAGCATCCAAGGTTGCCGAGCTTGTGTACAAAGCAATTTTAAATGTATCTGTTGCGCCTGTTGCGCGTACAGGGGATGTGCCGAAATTTTGATAGCCGTTGAGGATGTCGACTTTGAACGACGTTGGCATCGCTTGTGTAATGGGCATGAAGAACTCCTTTAGTTCGATGATCTGATGATTGCACTACTAGCATTATTTGCCGGTAGGGTTATTACAAACGTATCAGAGGCCGTCTTATCGGCTCCGAAGTCCAACACCGCAATTGAGCGATTTGCCTTACTTGAATTGTAAATCAAAGCCGCCCTAGCTGTAAACGATGCTGGGTTCCAAGTTACGTTATTAAAACTAACAAATGCGGTATACCCGGACACTCCAATGGTAACTCCAGTTAGGGTCACACCGGGTCTTGTATATCCGTTTGCATTAGCTAACTCGCCTGTAGAAGTGTACACAGTAGTATCAGCATCTAAGTTGGCTGTTGCATCGTATAAAGCTATTTTTAAAGTGTCCGTCAAAAGATTGTGGATGCCTTGATATAGCTCTGCTTTAAAGCTTGTGGTTTGGGTCTGGACTATGCTCATGAGACTTTCACCCTAGTCTGACCATTGCGATAAGCATCGCTACGTTGTTTGCCATCACCCAAGTTCTTAAGCATCATGAGGGCTTCATTAAACCGCATTGTGTACAGTTGTACCAAATCTGGTTCACCCTTCATGTATGTAATAGCTTCCATCATGGTGCCATTAAACAAAGCAGTATCAAAATGTTCGCCAAGCCAAGTTGTGCCCGCCGTAACAATAGACTCTGGGTAGTAGAAATAGTGCAGCTCTACGCCATACGCCGCGTCTGGAGTGGGGCCAAACATAAGCGATAGTGTGGTTGGACTTCCTGTTTCCGAACCAAAGAGGGCGTAATACTTGGGCTGGCCTGTATCTGTCTGTGTGGGATACGCTTCGCGGATAAAGTTAACGTCCTTATCCAACAAATACACATAAGGCCCCGTGCTGTTAGCTGGGTATATTGCGCAGCTATACATAGAAAGAAAGTCTGAAGGCGGCGAAATATACGGGTTATTACTAATCAAATTAGAAGTAATATTCTTACGAAGATTTGCCAACTGCACTGTGTTATAGATGCGCTGCTCCGCCTGCTGAATCATGATATTCATGTCAGCAGTGGGGTACGTATTCTGCGTGTACGTCGTTACAGCGGCAACTAATTCAGCGTAGTTCATGTATTACTCAAGCCATAGGGCCGCGAGATGTAAAACCTTTGGTAGCAGCGCCAGAACCGCGCTGTTTGATACCGGAAGTTTTAGTTTGGTTCTCGCCATTGTTGTAGTTACCAACACTCATTTTCATAGTACTAAGGCTACTAATGTCAGAAGGTTTGCCGGGATTGGTTGACATCTTTACGGCCTTACCATCCATATTGTGCGGTGCAGCATAAGTAGCGGCGTCGCCAACTTCTTTGCCCATCATTTTTTTGCTAAATTTAGCCATGATTAACCTTTAGTTTGGTTGTTCACGCGAGCCATGTTGCGACCAACTTTCATCATCGCTTCACTGGTCACACCAGAAGACTTCTTACCGCCTTTGGGGTTTGATGCTGTAGGGCCGCTGTTAGGGAAAATTTGAACATCTGTTTTACCCTTTTTTGCAACGCCGTCGGCTGATTTTCTAAATCCCATATTAGACTCCTTTAAGTTACCGTAACTGTACCAACAAATGTCGTCGACACCAAGTAGTTTGGCGTTAAAACTGTATCAAAACTTCTTGATCCACCCACAGGGTTCCAGCCCCACTGAATATCTCTAGACCCACCTGTAACAAAACCAGCAGTATTAACCCCCGCTGTAACGTAAGTTGTGTCGTGGCGCGGATTGCGTACAGCTTGTGGGTCATCAACTGGATACATACCCAATTGCAACTGAGGCTGATCTGGATCCCAGCATTCAGGACACACAAGCAAGTTGTAAATCTTAGTCTTCTGAATCTCTTTACGAAGCAAAGTTAGTTTGAATTGGAAGCCACAGCGATCGCACATGGCGATACTGTTCTTACCGGAAGCAAACCGATTACCCATTAGGTGCCTCCACCAATAAACATTTGCCTCGGTACAAACCTAATAGCGGCTTTTTCTTGGTCTTCGCCAGCAGCTAACTGCCAAGCTTCGTCGTATTGAGTTTTAAGAACGTCCAGACGCTGAGCGCCATTCTCTACCTTAAGTGCAAGATAGTAGGCGAGTCCAGCAACCAAGCAGGGCAAGAAACGGAAAGGTACATCCATAGTCCTAGTGCCGCCACCTGCGTCATCAATACGGCGCATGCGCCAATAAACGAATTGGTAGGTTTGAGATCCATCGGGAGTCGGCCAAACAGTAACGGATGGCAGGTTTTGTGGGTAAACGGCTACGCCGGTCAAATGCGGCAGTGCTGAAGTCCCGTTTTGGCCGCGAAAGCAGTTCATCAATTGATTGCCGCTAATGTAGCCGTACTGAACAGTTTCCGCGCCAATCTGCACAAAACCGGTTGTAGCTAGGCCAGCAGTAGAAACTAATGTAATTGTAGTGTCTGTGGCGGAAATTCCACCATTTAATGTAGTCCCTACCGATGAAGTCTGCCCTGCTAACCGCTGAAACCACACTTGAATTGGGCGGGCTTGCTGTAGCTTGTTAGGAATAGTTGCATAGGTAGAGACGCTAATACGCGTAATTGTCAGGTCAGCTTGCGTGGAAGAGTTACCACCACCCGTACGAATAACGTGTTCTAACAAATCTACTGTGTCATCTGGCAGCGCATACGTAGCCAAACCTTGAGTTAGGGTAAGCGTCCCCTGCTCAAACGTCCACATGTTAACGCCACGGTTTGCCCAATCAGCAAACAGCAAATTAAGCGAACGGCGAGCAGTACGTAGGTCATACCCAGTACGCATCTCTGAACCAGCGCGTTCAAACGCTTCCTCAACGATTTCCGTCAAGTCAAGGTTAAACGTGGCTGTTCCTGAAGTAGTCATCTAAATCCCGCCGTTTTCTTTGCGATAGTTTTTGGTTGCGCTACGAATTGTTTTCCGGCCTTTTTGCCCTTACGCTTCGCCAAC